TCCCTTTATTTGATTCAATGTATATTGCTAGTGGTTCTGCTATACCAATTGCGTAACTTAGTTGTACCTGACACCATTCTAGAGCATTTTGTTTCAAAATTTCTTTTGCTATTTCTCTTGATTTATAAGCACCACTACGATCTACTTTGCTTGGGTCTTTACCACTAAATGCTCCACCACCAACTTTTGCAAATGAATGATATGTATCAACTACAATTTTTCTACCAGTTAAACCACTGTCAGCCTCAAATCCTCCAATTTGAAATTTTCCTGTAGGATTTATTAAAAATTGTTCTATTTCAATATTATATTTACTACAAATTTCAGTTGCAATTAACTTTATAATTTCATCCGTTACACTTCTTTCTTTCTCTGTATTTTGATAACAGATAGTAAAAGTTTTTATTCTTTGTAATTTCATTGCATTATCATAATACCCTGTTATTTGTGCCTTTCCATCTGATAAAAAGTATGTATTTGACTTTCTCAATTCATCATACTTCATACTAAATTCTTGCAATATAACCATTGCAGTTGGCAATAAATTAATAGTGTCATTACAAGCAAATCCAAACATCATCCCATTATCCCCTGCACCGCCAACAGTTTCATTTGTTCCTAGTGCTATATCTTCGCTTTGTACTCCTATATTATTTATTATTTCATATTCTGCGTTATATCCAACATCTCTTAATACTCTCTTTGCTATTTCTTGCACATTTATTTTTGCCTTTGTACTTATTTCTCCTGTTATAAAGATTTTTCCTTTGCCACCTGCAACTTCAATTCCACATCTGCTTTGCTTATCCTGTTTTAAGCATTCATCTAATATTGCATCACTAATTTGATCACACACTTTATCAGGATGACCTCTAAATACTATTTCATTAGAATACACTTTCATTATTTTATTTTCCATTTTCTATCCTTTCTGCCTGTTGTCCAGTCAATTTTTCCCATCTAGAAATAATGACATCTACATATTTTGGATCAAGTTCCATTGAATATGCAATTCTTCCATTCTGCTCACAAGCAATTATTGATGTACCACTTCCTGCAAATAAATCTAAAACGATGTCATCTTTCTTTGTATTATTTTTTATTAAATAATCAAATAATCCTACTGGTTTCATTGTTGGATGTTCTTTGCTTACACTTGGTCTATCAAATTCAAGAACTGTTGTTTGCTTTCTGTCGCTAGCCCATAAATGACTTGCACCTTCTTTCCATCCATATAGACAAGGTTCATGTTTCCAATGATAATCTTGTCTCCCCATTACTAATGTATTCTTACACCAAATCAGGCATTGTCTTACTTTCCAACCTATATCATGACATGCACCCCTAAAATTATATCCCTCTGAATCAGCATGCCATATATAAAATACAGCCCCTTCTTTCATTACAGAATTAGCATTAAAAAAAGACACTCTTAAGAACTCTCTGAATGTCTCATCATCCATATTGTCATTTTGAATCGTTAATCCAGTACCACCTTCATAATCAACATTGTATGGAGGGTCTGTTAATAACATATCTGCTTTTACTCCGTTCATAAGTTTTTCTACATCGTTTATATCTGTACTATCTCCACACATTAGGAAGTGCTTACCTAGTTTATAGATTTCGCCTTTTTTCGATGTAGGTTCCTCTGGTACAGTCTCATCAAATTCATCTTCTATAACTTCTGTTTCATCCATACTAAAATCAAAATCTTCCAATTCGAATCCTGTAAGTGTAATGTCAAAATTCATATTTTTTAAATCTTCTAGTTCTATTTTTAATAATTCTTTATCCCACCCCGCATCTTCTGCCAATCTATTATCTGCAATTATATATGCTCGTTTTTGTTCTTCTGTTAAATCTTCAATAAACAAACAAGGCACTTCTTTCATTCCAAGTTTTTTTGCACCTAATATTCTACCATGTCCTGCTATAACATTTAGATTTCCATCTACCAATATAGGATTAATAAATCCAAATTCCTTCATGGATTTAGCTATTTTTTCTATTTGTTCATCTGAATGTGTCCTTGCATTATTTTTATATGGTATCAATTTTTCTATTTCTACATTTTCATATCTTCTCATAATCTTACCTTCCTTTATATCAAAAAATTGTGTAAAACTCAAAATAAAAAATTGTTATAAATCAATACTTTCCTGTTTTATTTTCCAAAAAATACATGGAAAATTTTTTTTGGTGTGTTTTGTTGGGAGCGGTGGGGTGGATTTTTTTATTTCATTTATTTCCATTTATGGCAGGGGGGATCATCTTTTCTGCCTTTTCTTTTACTATTTTGAAATCCACATCTTCAGGAGTTAGCATTTGTAAAATTTCAATTGGAATCGCTCCTATTTCTGCTAGATGATGATGGTATGCACAAAGAGTAATTAGATTGTCATCATCCAATCTTTTATTGAAGTCTTGCTCCAATGATACAATGTGGTGTACTTCTGTTTTGTTATAGTTATATACATGTGTGGTATGGAATAGATCTGCCCTGCAAACCTTACACAAATATTTGTCCCTTTCTTTGATTTGCTTTCGCTTTTGTTTCCATTTGTATTCATTCCTGAATCTGCTTGCTTGTGTATCCTTTTTCTTAAACACTCTGACTTTGTTACAAATGGTATTGATGTCATGGATTCCACCACATCTATTACAACTCTTCAGCATAAACCTTCCCTTCTCTCACACAAAAAGAACAGCCACTTCGTTTGAAATGACTGCTCTGTTATTTATTGCTATTATATATTTTAACATTATATATTTTTAATTACTAGGTAATTTCTAGGTAAGTTTTAGGTAATTTACTATTTTATTACATTCTATATTTATTTCTATATATTTAGGATTTAATTTTCAGCAATATGTATTTTAGCAAAATAATCTCTAATTTCTTTTACTGTTACTACTTTTCCATGAGGCATAGTTCCTATAAACTCAGCATAAGCTGTTGATAGTGCAGAACTCATATTATCCACATCTACATTTACCTCATTTGCATTTTTTGAACATTTAAGTACATTCTTACTTTCTTTTACCATAGCATTAAAATTTTGTTTAATTTTATCTGCCATAGTTACTCATATTCCTTTCCTAAATATATTTTTTTTACAAGATAAATTGTAATTTATCAAGATGATTATAACATAAAAACCAGATAATTTTCTATTAATTATCTAGTTTTATACTTATAATTTTTTTATTATATAAACCACTTCCAATTATAGAAAAAGTGTAATGCACAAGCTGATACAATATAAATTATAGGTTCAATTTTAGATAAATCTTGTATTCTCTTTTCTTCATTTTTATTAAATAATACTTTTCCTATCCCCTTCCAGATAGTATATCCAAAAACTGCACCAATTGTATTCGTTATTAAATCATCAATGTCTACTGCTCTATTAGTAGGTATTTGTGAAACTTCAATAAATAATGAAAATAATAATCCTATTATAGCAATTTTATATATGTTTCTATAATTTCTCCAAATATATGGAAGTAAAAAACCTAATGGCATAAGCATTATAATATTCATTATATAAGTAAAAAATCCATCTGATGTAAATGGTATTAAATTGATTTTAGCACTTTGTATAGATGGAATTAAGCCACCTTTATCTATTATATCCCAAATTGTACCTGACCCTGTTACCAAAAATACTAGATAAATATAAAATAAAAAAGTAAAAATCCATATACAATGAGAAGTTGTCGCTTTCTCTCCCTTTAACATTTTATATATTAGAAATATTACAGCTGGTACAAATACTAAAATCAAAGATATTAACTCTCCAATCATTTTATTTCTCCTTTCTTATATTATAATATTATATATTATATATTATATATTATAAT